CCTTAAGCGCACCGACCGAACCTCCATAACCAAGTGCCAGTTCAGAGATCTTGCCTTTTTGACGAAGATGGCTGTTTATGCCATGTTTCTCAACTGGCACCTTGAACATTTGACTTGCGGACGCGCAATAAATATCGCCACCTTTAGCAAATACATCCTCTCGCCATTTCTCACCAGCAAGCCAAGCTATTATACGGGCTTCAATTGCTGAAAAGTCTGCTACGATGAACTTGGCACCTTCGTTTGGTATGAAAGCGGTACGGATTAGCTGTGACAATGTATCAGGCACGTCCTCATATAGGAGCTCAACTGCTTCAATATCTCCAATTTTTACAAGAGCACGTGCCTGCTCAAGGTCGGGCAGATGGTTCTGTGGCAAATTCTGAAGTTGAATTATTCTTCCAGCCCATCTACCTGTTCTGTTAGCGCCGTAGAATTGGAACATTCCACGAGCACGGCCATCGGAGCAGACTGCGTTTTTCATGGCTTGATACTTTTTTACCGATGATTTGGCGAGTTGTTGTCGCAGGGACAGAACATCTCGTAATTCTGGTGGAGCAGTTTGTATAAGTTTTAAGACAGTCTTTTTATCAAGGGTTTCTGTTTCCAGACCATTTTTTGAAAGCCATTGTTTCATCTGCTGTACTGAGTTCGGATTATCCAGACCGGTAAGATTTTTAATAGCTTCAGTAAGCTCGGAGCGGGAGTGGCTGTTCATATCAATTGCTTTTTGGACCAACACCATGTCTAGCGCTACGCCTCTGTCGTTGATTTCCTGATCAAGGTGATATTCTTTCCACACATTATCTGGTACAGGAAACTTTGCTAGTTTTGCCTGAACAGACATTTCGACTTCAACGTCTCGGATATTGTATTGCTTGAAGGATAACCATTTGTCTGGTGCGTGATATGGATAATTACGTGTGCGATGCTCATTAGCCTTTGTTGGAGAGCAGGGTTGGCAGAAATATTTAATTAGGTCTTTACCCGCGGTCAGTTTTTGCTTTTCGAGGCCAAGCACACTGCCTACGCCTTCCAGAGAAAGCGGCAGCCCCATTGTTGCAGCCCACACCATAGAGCACTTCCAGGAGGATGGCTTTAGATACTTACCGATGGGATAGTTCAAATATCGAGATAGACAAACACGTTCAAAGTTAGCGTTAAAAGCCCATTTTGTTACATTTTCATCGGTAAGTACATCGATAATTTCTTTCGGTATTGTTTCACCAGAAGCAAGATCAATAACCTGTACTGGACCACCATCAACTGAATATCCAAAGAGAAGAATTTCAAAATCCGGGGACTCTACATATTTATAAACACCACACTTCGCTAGGTTAGCGCTTGAATATGTTTCGATATCTATACTGAGTGTTTTCATTAATTATCCATCCTTTCACAATCAAACAGGGTGGCAGATATCTCCACCACCCATAGATGTTTAGATTGTTAGGAAAGGAAATCCTCATCAAGATCAGATGCAAAATCATCCTCTGCTCTTGACTTGCCTCCAAGTGGCTCTCCATCACGAATCTTCTGGAGATTGTTTAAACCACATGCGATACCTTTATTTCCGTTGCTGTTGAAAGCATAAAAGTTGATGCTGGCACGACCATATACGCCTGAATAAACCTCGGAGCGGGTCAGAATTGGGTTGCAGTCGGCATCCACGATACCTGGAGCGGTTGCGGAATTCGCATTGACAAAATATGAATTGGCGTACGCAGGATCATCTGGGCGTTCAACATCTCCGTCACGGAGCGGAGTTTTAATAGCGGATAGGGGAGGTGTACTGCGGCCATTACCTTTGAGCTTTGCTTCGCCTTCACGGTAGGCAGCCTCAATAGCAGCTTTAATCTTGGCAATTGTCCTTGTATCAGACTTCGGAATGATGAGACTAACTGAAAACTTAGGTGTGCCTCCATTAATAGATTTTGCTTCCCACACATTTGCATAACTCCAGCGAGTGTCGGGACCTGTGATTACCTTCATAGGATTGATATTGGCTTTCTTTGAGTTGTTATTCATAATCTTTTTCCTCCATAAAATCATTTTTGGCTGTATTCATTGCCGGACGTTTATCACTCACCGGCACAAGTGTTGGTTTTCCCTGTGGTTTTTCGATGTACGATGCTAGAAGTTCATCAAAACGGGATTTTCCGAGCAGTTTTTGCATTGCTGTGATACCAAGAATCTTCTGTTCATAAGGGTCGAAACCAGCCTTGCTGACTACATTAGCAACTGCTACCTCATCTGTATACCTACGGTTTGAACGGCCTTCAACCAGTTTCCACCCAGACCATTCTTTGCCGCTGAGTGCTTGTTGAAGCGCGTATTCCTTGATATCGGAAGCCCATGTTACAAGGTCATCCACGCGGGTGAGAATTTCCTCAATTTCCTCGTCTTCCAAGAGTGGTGGTAACTTAAACTCATACTTGGCTAATTCCAAATTGGCTTCGGCTCTGGCTCGACAGTCATATTTGGCTTTACAGAAGCAGCACCATTCACCACAAAGGAAGTTTCCATTACCGGCAAAGGCAAGATCTGCAGTGGGTTTCAAAACCTCATCTGCCCAGCGATATAAGTCTTCTTTGGAAATAACATAAGTACTGACATTGTCTCTGCGCGGTTGGTAGACAATCATTTTGACTGTATCGATATCGTAGATGCCATCGAAGATTTCTAAAGCGCCTAAAGAGTAACATTGAAGCTGCGGGTTTTGGTTAGCGTCAACCATGATGCCGCGGCCATGCTTATAATCACATATTGTCATGGTGCCATCTGCGATAATAATGCAATCAGCAGTTCCAAAACCATCTTTTACCCAGCGTGAAAAGTCCACGCGTTGTTCAATAAGGACAACTGGATCGGAGCAGATCTGCTTTGCAGCCTCTACCTGCTCAAGGACAAAAGTGGCATAACCAGTGGCGCAGTCGTCCATTTCCTCGTTGTACCAGGTAAGATTTTCAGTAGGGTCCTCAGCCTCCATGCCCAGAGTGCGACGGAGTTTGTATTCACAAAGACTGTGGGCGTCAGTGCCTTCTGCTGCATAATCACTGCCTTTATCCTCATAACTCTCACATAACCGTGCAGAAGGTGGGCAACGTAGCCAACGCTCTGCAGACGACGCAGAAAGAAGCGCATGTCCTTTAGTTGCCATCATTCAATCCCTCCACATCTTCAAGTAGAGCCTTATAGTTGACTGGATCGATTTGAGAGAGCTTGCTGGCACCATACTTCTGGAGCAAAGAGCGAATCTGAGCAGTATAGCCATTACGGGACTTTTCCGCCAGAACTGCTCTGACTGCTTCTAGTGTTAGTGTTGGTTCAGCAGGGGTTTTGGTTTGCTGACTAGTAACCTCATTACTTAAAAATTCAGTTAGGTAATCCGCTACAATACTAATAGTGGTAGCGCATTTTCGTAGGTCTTCGATGCATATGGATATGTCGCTTGTTTTGCACATCTGATTTTCCTCCTTCCGTTGATTGACTCTGCATTAAAAGTTTTGTTAGTTTTCTTGCCAGACGCATGGCCATGATGCTGATTGCGGTAAGAACCGCGATGAGTTCTTCATCCACAGCGTGTGGCCGAGCATCTTTTACCTGATGCATTTTTTCACCTCAGTTCTGAAAGCAGGTTTTTATCACTTTCACAATTCGCTGGAGGGAAAAGGCCTATTTGGACGAAGTCTAAAAAAATAATTTTTAGAAGATACCTCTGGTCATTGGATGAGGGTAACCAGAGGTATTTGAAGCTGCACCCGAAAGCTAGAAAATATCGCCGTATTCTTTTTTGAGTTGGGCTTCTGCTTTCTTAAGTCGGGAGCGAAATGTGGAACGAGGAATACCGATGATATCAGCTATATCCCGGTCAGGAATTCCTGCCAGACGTAGCTCACCGATACGGCGGGCTTCTGGAAGAATTTCATCAAGGCGTTTGAGCAGCTGTTCAAAGATGATTTTGTCTGTTACGATAGACTCGACATCGCTTCCGGGATCAGGATGGATATCCCCCAAAATCTCTTTCTCATACTCCAGAGAGAGCTTGTCCCCTGCGTTTTGATATTTGCAGGTGGTGCAATCAGCTTCACACCTCCACCACCAGTGACCGGGACAGGAGCACTGACCATGAGCACGAGATCGTTTAAATTGCCTCCAAATAGGGCGGTAGTATTCTAAGTAGACTTGTTTAGTGACCGGGATGCGCTGTTTAGTGTTTGGCAGGTAGATGTAGTACTGTTTTGTTTGCTGTAGTTTTTCATTTTTTTTCATGGCTTGTCCTTTCCGCCTGTGCGCGGGGCAAAGGACAACACAAAAGGCCTGTGTCAAGAAGTACACAGACCCTAAAAATGAGCGCAAAAGGGTAAGGGTACTCCTTATATCGCTTGTAATAACACTGTTATCAGTGCTATTGAGACGATTTGTGTATCCTTTGCCCTTATTGCAAATCAGGCAATGTTTTTACATGAATTTGTTGACCGTTGATTCAGCGGTTTTTAGTGGCATTTTGAAGCTTATTGTCTATTTGTGGAAAACCGTGTTATAATGAATTAATTAGATTTAATGGGAATTTTAATGATTTACCCACATAAAAGCCGATGCCTACTGATATTAGTTTAAATCTGCTGCTATTTGCTTCGTGCTAGATCATAGATTGCTTCTTTTTTACATTGACTTACAAATGATTGATTGTGGGTTACATAAGTCAAAGGAGGACAAGCGATGATGCGATTATGTTTCGGAACATTTGCACGAGTGCTTCAGCTATGCAAACTTAATGTTGTAACCGATCCTCGGCTCGTAGGTACAATGACACGTACAATTGACCCACAATGTCAATACATAATGAGTGAAAATGCGACATCAGTTCATCGTTTATTGAATTGTACTGGTAACCTTTCACCAGGTAACATTACTAATGGTGGCATCGGAGTTATTAGAAGACCTGGTAAGAGCATCAGCAATGTACTTATATTAGCGCCAAAGGCAAATAGAGATGAATTAGTACGGAAATTTGGCGATGATGTAGTATCGTTGCTTAATGAAGATAAGAAACTTCAAGTTGTTCTTGCTCTTTTGGATATTATTGAAAAGGATACTGTACTTGATGATGACAGTTCAGAGGGTAAGAAAATGAGCTTTGAAAAATATGTAGGGACAACAAAAAGCACCCTACTATCTCAAAGTACGTACGTGCTTTCTGAATTATTGGCTGGTATTTTTCTATATACGGTCGCGGCAGGTGTTGTAAATACTGTCGGTAAAGAGGCAGTTCAGACTATCACGCCAGAGTATATAAATGGACTTGAAAATCTAAGGGGCATAGCGGTTATTGATTGTTCTCCTCAACAAGATGAAGTTGTGCAAAAGGCAACCATGTTGGCACCACCAACTTTTAAAGAGGAAATATTTTTAACATACCTTAATAATGTGAGGAATAAATACAGTACCATAAAAACTCTTTTATATAATGATCAACCAAAGCCGTTTTACGATTTTTATGTGTGTAACAATATAACTTGGCGCACACGTATTGAAGGCGATGGGCCTCCCTTTAGAAGGGGATTTGTTAGTGATGCAAATATTAAAAAGCTGACCGAGATTTCACAATTTATTTTTATCACGGGTGCTGGTGGTCTTGGGAAATCTATGATGATGCGTCATCTTCTGCTTAACGCAATTGATAACTATAAGGATTTCAAATTGATTCCAGTTTTTATTCCACTGAAAGAGTTTGACGATGCTTCCAATAAACTATTTGATTATATTTTCACGAGAATAAAGGATTTTAATAGTGACATAACAAAAGCTGATTTTGAAAATATTTTAATTTCCGGAAGTTGCCTTCTACTTTTAGACGGGCTTGATGAAATAGGAATGAACAACATTGGCTATTTTGAGAGAGAATTAGATTCTTTTACAGATAAGTATCCAAATTGCATCTATGTGATTTCATCACGTCCTTATCAATCTTTTGTGTCTTTTGAACGTTTTAGTGTTCTGCGTTTGTTGCCGTTCGACCTAAAACAGGCATTACGCTTAATTGATAATCTTGATTTTCGACCCGACGACCCATCAATTAAAGAGAAATTCAGAGAAGAGTTGAGGACAAGGCTCTACCGTACACATAAGGATTTCACAGAAAATCCACTTCTACTTACTATCATGTTGCTAACATTTGAGATGTTTGCAGAAGTTCCATCGCAAATGCATATTTTTTACCGTGAAGCCTTTAATGCTTTATCTAGGACACATGACGCAAGTAAGGGCGCCTATAAACGTGAACTAAAAACCAAGCTCTTGGTTGATGTTTTTGCGGAATTATTTGCGGAGATTTGCTTCCACACATACCGGGATGAGAAATTTGAATTCAATATGACTGAGTTTGAGGCTTACTTCAATAAACTGTCTAATCCGAATGCTGCCCATGTTTCAGCCGATGACTTTATGTACGATTTATGTTTTAGCATGTGTCTGATGTATCAAGAAAGTGGGAAATTCTATTTTACACATCGTTCATTTCAGGAGTATTTCAGCGCTGTATTCCTATCTAAACAAAAAGACACGGTAATAAGTAAACTTGGCAAATTTTTTGAAAAACGAGATAGACGAATGCGCGGTGACCAAACATTCTTAATGCTGAATGATTTGATACCTGATAAAGTTGACGAATTTATTTTTATCCCATTTCTGGAAGATTTGTTTGATAGATGCGATAAGGCAGAAGGTTACTGGACTTTTCTTAGTGAGATGTATCCTACCATTGAGTATGTTACAGGCGATCCGCCAATACTATTCAAACGTCAGCCGAATTCGTTTCTATTTACATGTTTGCTTTCCCGCTTTAAAAGGCCTGAAAAGGGTTCGTATTATGATCTTAAAGACCTGCCGGAATATGAAGAATTTATAAAGAATACATACTACTGGTTATCTGTAGGAAGTGATGAGGATGAGGTAGATATTGTTTCTGAAGATGAAATCCCAAGTAAATATATTGAAGTTCATGGTGAGCCTGAAATTGCAGGACGGCATTTTATAGCTGAATTATCTACTGTGCTAGAAAACTCTGAGGATTACGATACATTTATAAAACTTCTTAATGACGAGAAGTTTATATATAAGATTCAATATAATTCTGCGAGAAAATGTCTTGAGGAGCTCAAAGCGAAACAAAAGTCCGTGGATGAATCGTTGTTAGATTTACTATAATGGACAAACTAATAGTTAATCAAATTATTTCATATTAAATCATACTAAAAAATTGTGATTCCAAGCAATAAATGCTATAATATTATAGCATGGATTGTATGTACAATAACGAGGAGGGACGAACATGATAAGCGAACCTGAAAAGTGGTCAAGTCTTGAGGAAATTGCCGAACATCTCGGTGTAAGTAAAGATACAATTAGAGCTTGGATAAAAAAAGAAGTGATTCCGTATCGACGCATCGGAAAGCAGTATAAGTTTAAAATATCAGAAGTGGATGCTTGGGTTGAAAGCGGAGAGAGTGCAAAAATTGATTAAAGCGAGAATGGGAGGCGATTCAAGAATGGGAGCGGCTATAAAGAGGCGAGATTTCCCTGTGGTCATTAATCAGAAACGTCAAGGTGTATTTTTATTGGCTCCTGATGTGACCGTGCCGGTTAATACTTCTATCGTGAATGTAGGGCTTCTCCTGAGTGAAAGAATGTTTAATTTAAAATCTGAAGGTTTGTCCACCAATATCATAAGTGAACTGGATAAGATTATAGACGAAGAAGATAGCGATATTCTCCTGATAAATACAGACATTCTATTTGATCCAGAATACGAGTTAGATGTGATAAAGCTACTTCTGCAGCTTGGTAGAAATCAGCGGCTCTATTTACTGTGGCCGGGTAAAATTGTCGGAGAGCGATTGACATACTCTGAGCCGAATAGATTCGATTATAAAGAATACAATGTCAAGAACTATGTGGACACATACGTCGTCTTGAGATAGGAGCGATTATATGAAGTATAGTGATTTAATACAATTTGACCCAATAGTTACGGTGATTGAGCTTAAAAGTGCGGATAATGAAGAAAAAGCAAAAGAACTCGTGCGTAGTTATGTAATGAGTGACAGTATGGCTGAACTTGTTACTAGTAAAATAATATCGCAGTTAAACCTGGAAGATGTCGTTGATAATAAGGGTGTTTTGGTGGTTGGCAACTATGGTACAGGTAAATCTCACTTGATGAGTGTGATTTCTGCTATTGCTGCAAATTCTGCGTATCTCCAAGAAGTGCAAAACATGAAATTTCGTGCCTTTGCAAAATCTATCGCAGGAAAGTTCGAAGTACTACGTATTGAGATAGGTAGTACGGAAGCATCATTGCGTACTATTATAACGAGTAACATCGAACAGGATCTGGCTCGACGAGGCATTACCTATAAATTCCCTGATGTCGGTAACATTACAAATAACAAAGATGCACTCATATCTATGATGGCTGCTTTCGCTGAAAAATATGGTGAGAAGGGATACCTCATCATAGTGGATGAGTTACTGGATTATTTAAAAAGTCGCAAAGATAACGAGCTAATGCAAGATATTGGCTTTATGCGAGAGCTTGGCGAAATAATAAAATCCACTCGCTTGCGTTTTATCAGTGGTATTCAGGAAGTTCTTTTTGAAAATCCAACTTTTCATAATGTATCAAATTCACTACTTAAAATGAAAGACCGTTATGAGCAGGCTCTTATCCGCACTGAAGATATTGCATATGTTGTAAAGCAGCGTATTCTACAAAAAACGCCAGAACAAAGAGCTATGATACGTGAGCATTTGACTCCTTTCTGCCCACTATATCAGAGTATGGCAGAACAGCTTGACGAGTATGTTGATTTGTTTCCTATACATCCTGCTTATATCAGTACATTTCAGCGTATGGTCATAGTAGAAAAACGTGAGGTGTTAAAAACTATCTCGGAAACCATAGGTGAAATAATAAATAAAGAAATCCCAGAGGGTCAGCCGGGAATAATTTCTTATGATACCTATTGGAATCGCATTAAGGGTGACCCAGCAAAGCGGGTTGAACCCGCTGTCCATGAAGTTCTGCAAAAAAGCAGTGTGTTGGAAGATATTATTCAGCGCTCTTTTCCAAAACCAGCTTATAAGCCTATGGCACGACAAATTATTGCAGCACTAAGCGTTCATCGTTTGACGACAGTAGTGCTTGATGCAAAGCTTGGTTTAACCGCACAAAACTTGAAAGATGAACTTACATTATTTATTAATTTGCCTGTCATGGAGGAAGATTTTCTGTTAACAACAGTTGAAACTGTCCTTCGCGATATCATGAACACCGTCAGTGGACAGTTTATCGAATATAACAAAGACAATGGGCAGTACTATCTTGACCTTAAAAAGGATGTAGATTACGACAAGAAGATTCAAGAAAAAGCGGACTTCTTAGGTGAAGACCGTTTGAATCAGTATTTCTATACAGTCATGTATGATGCTGCCGATTTGCAGCTCACTGAACATGTCACTGGGCGAAAAATATACGAATATAGAATTAACTGGACAGAAAAAAATATCTTCCGTGAAGGGTATCTATTTATGGGATTGCCAAGTGGGAGACCAACAGCACAACCTCCACAGGATTTCTATGTATATATGCTTCCATTGTTCGGCTCAAAAATAATTGATGAACCAAAAGAAGATGAGGTTTATTTCGCATTTCAGAATAGTGAAAAGTTTACTACGCTTTTGAAAGAATACGCTGGTGCCAAGGAAATGGAGATTATGTCCGCGCAGGGTGAGACTCGCTCCACCTATGCGAAACGTGCCGCCTCCACACTTAAGGAAATTCGTCGTTATCTGGAGGAAAACAAAACAGTTTGTTTTATCATTTCATACATGGGTATTGAAAAGCCAGTGCTGGAATATTTACGTGGAGCTCGCATGAATGAGATTACAGTACGAGATGTTATCAGTATCGTAGCATCCAAAGCTCTAAGTAGCTATTTTAATGATCGTTACCCACATTATCCTGTATTCAAAAAGCCTGTCACGAAAGATAATCAAGCTACGATGCGAGCAGAAGCTATCAATGCAATAGCAGGTAAAGCAACTCAGCTCGGACAGTCACTACTTGAATCCCTTGGATTGCTACTCGATGGTAAGGTATGTGTGGAAAACTCAAAGTATGCAGCATACTATCTTCAAAGATTGAAGCAACTTCCGGAAGGTGGCGTCCTTAATTCTTCCGATATCATGACTTCGCTCAATGGGCAGGACATGGTTGACGAAAAATTCCGATTAGGAATTATTTGGACATCAGTGATTTGGACAGCGCTGGTTTATAGCGGAAACTGTGTCCTCGTTGGTCCTGATAACAAACGTTATGATGCAACAAATGTTGAGGAGTTTATCAGAAATCCTAACATAACGTATGACTTTAAAAGACTTGAAAAGCCCAAAGAGCCTGCAGTTCAGCTTTTGCGACGCTTGTTCAATATTATATCAGTACCAGAAGGACTTATTGTTAATCCTAATACTTGGGGAGAAGGCTGGGAAGAACTTTACAAGAAAAGCAAATCACTCAGTGAAGAAACATTCCGTTATTCTAGGCTCTTTAAAGGGTCTTTATATCTGTGGGGTGACCCAATCGTACCAACAAATCTTGCAGAGAAATATTGTAACGATATGGAGGCACTTCGCACTCTATATAACGATGTACAGAGCCGCTGGAGTACGCCTGCAAAACTTAAGAACTTTGACTATTCTGACGAGCAACTTGATAACCTGGCCCGAGGAATCAATGCTCTGGCAATTGCTCATATCATAGAGGATTTCAAAACAGCGGTTCAGGATATTATGCAATATCTTGCAACAGCTGAAACGATGGTAGGTGGAAACTCTATACTTAAAGCACGTTTCCATTCGGCTAAAGATAAATATCTCGCTTTGAGAGATAAGCTACTGGATGTTAATTATGATACAGATAATACTGATGCGTTGATAGAAGAGCTGGAATCATTAAAAAAGGATTATATTGATTACTACCTTGAGCAACACAAAGCGTATCGCCTTGACCATACAGGATTAAAACGCAAGCAATCCATAATAAATGGTGAGCAAATGGCAAAACTACAGCAATTGCTTGGAATTAATGATATTCTATCTACTGGTAAATATCAGGAGATATTAAATGTTCACCTGAATGGGCTTAAAGCTTGCTATGAATGCACAGTAACTGAACTGAAAGTTACGCCTTTTTGTTCTCATTGTGGTTATAAACCAGAAGACAAGGATAAGCCCGTTGTAGGGAAGCTAGATTATATTGAAGAACAGTTATCTAAACTCATTTCGTCCTGGACAGCGGCCATACTTAGTGCGGTAGATGATCCAATGTTAGACGATGACAAAGCACTCCTCTCGAAGACAAAAAAGAAAATCATTGATGAACTAATATCATCGAAACAGCTTCCGAAAACTATTACGCCTGACTTTGTTTCTGCAGTCAACGAGTTACTTTCGGGTCTTGATAGTGTCGAGGTTGATCCTGAGCATATAGAACGTGAGATGGTTTCTTGGGGTCCTGTTACTCCTGGAGATTTCAAAAAGAAGATGAATGCACTTATCGATAGCTATCTCGATGGTCATGATGAGGAAAAGACACGGCTTGTTGTAAAAATAAAATATACTGAAGAATCTGGGGAGGTATAAGGAATGGAAGAGAGAAGACTTACAAAAGAAGATATCGACCGTGTGCGTGATATTGAAGGTTTTCCAATTGCGAAGGATGAAGACATAATTGCCCTGTCACATCCTCCGTATTATACTGCCTGCCCGAATCCGTTTATAGAAGACTTTATCCGTGAGAATGGTACACCATATGATGAAGAGACAGATGATTATCATCGTGAGCCTTTTAGTGCTGATGTCAGTGAAGGAAAGAATGATCCCATTTATATGGCTCATACCTATCACACGAAGGTTCCGTATAAAGCGATTATGCGATATATTTTACACTATACAAATCCGGGCGACATAGTATTTGATGGGTTTTGCGGAACAGGAATGACAGGAGTTGCCGCCCAGATGTGTGAGTTTCCTGAATTGAAAAATGAAATTGCAAACATCAGTGATGACGCGAAATTTGGTGCAAGAAAAGCAGTGTTAAGTGACTTGTCACCAGCGGCAACTGCGATCTCATATACATATAACTCACCTATATCGTATCAACAGTTTTCTAAGAAATATGATGAAATGTTTGAGGTGCTAGAAGAGAGATGTGCATGGCTTTATGAAACCCCTCATTGTGACGAGAATGGCGAACCGTATATTAAGACTATGGATGGTTCTATTGCA